ACGGGCCAGCCGTATCCGACAACTCTAGCAACGACAGGATTTACAGTCAATGTGCCGATCAGTGGAACATTGGCGGGAACGTATCAGTGTGAAGTCAATAACGCTAATTAAGGAGACAACATGATTCGCAGAATCCGTGAAATGATCGCAGCGAATAGGCACTGCGGCGCCTAGGACCGCATCTACGATAGAGGGATAGGCCATAGGAGGGCCTGAGCAACATGACAACCAATCTCAGGCCCGCGTCATCAATCAATGACCTCAGAACGACGGCCCACATGCAACTCTCCGCGCGCATTGAGTCCCTCGACCTCACACCCCTGCTTATCAGGACTCTAGGAAACAACCTCCCGGCATCCATCTTGCCTTACTTGATTTGGGAACTCGATATGATGATTCCCGGTGTCCCGATGCAGGCGTTGGGCGTCACGTCCCAGACTATCATTCAAAACGCTCTTCCACTCCACAAGATCATGGGGACGCCGGGAGCAATTGTCCAGGCTCTCGCACTGTGCGGATTCACCGCAACGCTATTCGAGGGGCAGGCAGCATGGGGGGGGACGACTTATCCAGCATCGCAGGGATGGGCTGTTTTCCGCGTGGGCATAAGCGGTTCAGGACAATCGCCCATCGGAGTTATAGACGACGTCAACCGGTCTTTCAACCTTCCCGCTGTTCCGGTAGGAAACTCTCTACGCGTCTTTTACAACGGCCTTCTCCAGCCAACCACCAATTACACCGTGTCAGGGACAGGACTCACTACAACCTTTGCGCCGTCAACTGGCTCAACTCTTTGTGTCCTGATGCGCAAAGCTACGGACGGAACCCCGCTGTACTTCGATGCTGTGGTACCCACCGTCTCGGGTTCAAATCTGGTACTGCCGGACGCCCCGATTTCCATTGAACTCTACCGCAATGGGATGCTCCAGAGTTTTAGTGCGTCTCCCGATCAACTCGGATACATGGCCACGATCATCAACTTCTTCAAGCCTGCTCGGTGCCTGCTTGATTCAGTATTTGCGGAGAGTGGTACTGACTACTACATCCTCGACGGCAACATCATTGTGCCATCTGTGCCGATTGGCAGCGCATCTTTCCTCGCGTGGGGAACCTATGCGGGAACCGGAGCGGCTCCGAACTTTGCGGATTGGATCACCCCGGCTGGAACCTTTGACGGGACCAACAAGGTATTCACGCTCCCGCAAGCTCCAAACCCGGCTACCAGCCTTCGCCTTTACCGCGGATGGCAAGTCCTGAAGCCTGGCGGCGTTGACTTCACCCTGAGCGGCGCAACGATCACCTACGTCATCGCCCCGCCACCCACGGCCACGCATCTGGCCTTCTATCGCTACTAGGGTGCGGTACAATCGCTTTGACGGGTACAGAACCAGTCTGACTCGCCACAGGACCTTGATAAGAGGCTCGGTGGCGAGTCTTTCACTTTGGAGGGAACACCGATGGAAACGAAGATTGAACCGAACGAAACCGCTATTGTGACTCCTGTCATGCTGCCAGCCTGCCCTTATTGCGCAGACGATCCGGCCCGGCTCTCGATCATGAACCAGATCTTTCCCGGCGGCATGATCGGTGCCATCATCTTCTGCGGGAATCCCGCGTGCCGGAAGATCATCTCGACGCAGATCGTTGGGCGGATTGAACAACAGGCAGCAAATCAGGACTCGAAACCGCAAGAGGCCGCAGTTGCTGGCCCACAGTTGGTGAAGTCTCCGGAGGCCCTGTGAAGCGATCAGTAAAGCGCATCATCGCACTCACTGCTCTCTGGCTGTGCGCGGCCTTCGCCATCGCCCAAGCCCCAATCGGCGTTTGCATTAACAATGTGGCGCAGACCATCTCAAACGGCGTCATTGCTCCGATACCCTATGCGACCGTGGCGCTCTGCACGCAGGGTTCGACATCAACCAATTGCGTGGCAAACAAGGTCAGCATCTACACCTCGACTGCCCTCAGCACGGCAACCCCCACAAATCCATTCACGGCCGATGCTGGCGGAAACTACTTCTTCTGCGCGGCGGTAGGGCATTATGGGGTCCTGATTTCTTCATCCTACGGGAATTTCTTCGTCAACGACTTCGCACTGGTTGACGACTGGTCAAAGGGCGGAACAATGACTGGGGCGCTTACTGATACATTCGGCTTTGTTGGCCCATTGACCGGCAACGTTACGGGCAATGTAAGCGGCAATGCGGGCACGGCTTCCGCATCAAACCATACTCCGACGCAGTGCGGGTCAGGACTCTACTCTCAGGGAGATACGACGAGTTGGGCTGCTAACTGCGCTCAGGTGATGTGGAGCCAGATCGGGAGCATCCCATCCTTCTACTACCAGACCGTACAAGCGGCTGGCACCCCCCTCACTCAACAGCCAGTCTTGAACTTCGACAGCACCATGTCGGCTGCCAACGGGACCGGAAAGACAAATGTCGGGCTCCCATCAGTGGGCACAGCCGGAACCTACGCGAATCCAACCAGCATCACAACGGACTCCAATGGCCGTGTGACAAACGTTACCAGTACTCCTGTGGCGCAGACCAATTGTCTCGTCTCAGCGTGCGCAGGAGGTAGCACTTACGCGAACGGTGTAACGTACACCAACACCAGCGGCGTTCCTGTGTTTGAGGAAGTGGTGATGGTTGGGCCACAAAACGACAACACTGGACGAAACTACGAAATATCTGCCGTTATTAACGGCGTGCAGGGACCGATAGGTGCAATCACGAATTCTTCCTATGGGCACCAATCGGTATCCTTTATGGTTCCTGTTGGAGCAACTTTTTCTGTGACAGTTTCACAAACCAACGGTGGCACAGTCTCACCGCCAGCATCAATTCAAAATTGGCTTGAATTGCCTTTTTAATGGGAACCTACACACTGAACTCCTGGCATGAAGTCGGGAACTGATACCAAAGGGAAAATCAATGGTTGAGCGCAGAACGAACGTAAGCCAATTCGCGGGAGTGAACGCTCTCCAAAAGGACATTGAGCGGCTGACCAAAGAGCGTGACGCACTCGCCAAAGAGCGAGAGAACGCGCAGACCAAACTACTCGAAGAGCATGGCGCATCACTAGCGGCACTGAAGACCGACCTAACGTTACTAGTGGAACGCACAAAAGACCTCCCCGCTGCCATCGAAGGTCTCAACACTCGATTGACTGCCCAGGAACGGTGGAAGATCCTCATGACCGGCTACGCGGCCGCCTTTGGCATCATGGGCGCGTTCTTGGGGTGGGTTATAAATTTTATCTTCCGAGCGCACTAAAACGGATTCGCCATGGATACACCAAGTCCTAATCCGGGATGGCCCCGCGATCTTCCGCAACCCGACGACTTATGAGGGCAACATGAACAGTTTTCCAAAGATCGAAGTCCTGGCATCCTGCGCAAAGTATGGTCCGGTTTTGAAAGTCCCGACAGGACTCGACGGCGAACGTGTGATGGCTGCACTGGCTTCTAACGAGAGCAGCACAGGCAACGACCGCGGGCCGCGCCATGAACCCGCATACGACGTAGGCGGTTCGGTATGGGCTTCGAGTCCTGCGCAGCGCTCTCTCGTGGCGAAGTATGGCCGGGACGGGGCGTCCAGCTTTGGCCCCTGGCAGACCATGCTGATCAACTGCCCAGGCTTTACTCCTGCCGAACTTGAAACCAGTCTTGACGATTGTGCGCGGTCATTCGTGAGCCACTTCAATTCCTACGTGGCATACTTCGAGCCGAAGAACTTGACTGAAATCGGTCAAATCTGGAACCTTGGCCATAAGACGTCCAACCCGCCGACAGGAGTCATTCGCTACTGCTCCGATTTGCAGAAAGCCTACGATTCTGCCGTGAAGCAATCCACATCTGGTGTATCCTGATTCCAAGTCGCGTCATCCATGGCGCGTGGATTGAAAACAATATGATTTGGTTTATTAAAAACCTGTTTTGGAAGCGTCTCTGCTCTCTTTGCGACGGCAAAGGTTGGATTGAAGTCGGCCATCGCGAAGGAATTCAGGAGCATCTGAAATGCTGCGTTTGCAGCGGGAAGGGAAACCTATGAAGATTCCCGAGCCGTTTTGGGCTACAGTCCTCGCCGTACTGGGGGTTATTCTTGCACTGGCTTGCCTCTTTGCTCCATCTCCGGCAAACATCGTCCTCGCCGTGCTTGCCATTGCCTCCAACCTTGTCAGCGGTGCCCTCGGAGCCTTTGCCGGTCACGCAAGTGCAACCAGCAACTCCACAGGACCCAACGCCACTATCAACAATCCAGGCGCCACCTTTCCCGGTGACGCAAACAAGTAGCGCCAAGGAGGCGCAAGACATGTCTTTTCTCAGCACACTTGAATCCGCAGGAACCAATATCGGAACCTTTTTGACCAACATCGTCAACGGCGCGAAGACCATCCAGAAGATCTACGGTGCCCTCTCCGGCCCGGTCATTGCCGCATCCATGGCAGTGTTCTACGACGTGGTGAAGGCCATCGCCGCTGCCGAGAAGGCTGCCGCCGCCGCCACAACTGGAGATATTCCCCTGACCATCACACTCAGCGAAACCACCATCAGCCTCGTCAAGACCGTCGTCAAGGACGCCATCGCCGGCGAGAAGACCGTCGTGGCTGACTTCGAGGCGCTCAACATCAAGCTGTAACAAGTTCACTGCACCACTTCATACGGGGCCAGTCTGGCAAAGGGCTGGCCATCTTTTCAGGTGAGAGCATGAATAATCGTGTCCTGATCCGTTGGATGATCGGCGCAAGCCTTCCGCATCTGATCGTGCTGGGTCTGGCCGTGTGGGGCTGCTGGGGAGCTTGGCACCATATTGTTGTGGCCGTGGACCACTGGGGCAACGCTGCTCCCGACCTAAAGCCAACGCTTGACCACTTGAACAGGCCATGCAAGGGAGCATCAGGACCCGACGCTTGTGGGACGTTGGCGCAGATCAACAAAACGGCAATTGACGCCGGGGATGCCATCGTGCGCACTCAGCTAATTGAGCGCGCCGCCCAGCCGCACATCATCTCCGCCATGGACGAGTTCAGCCATACAGCCAAACATCTGAGTAGCACGGCGGATTCTCTCTCAGAAACCGCGCACGCCGCCACAGGGACGCTCGACGCTGCTACGGACACCATAGGCGAAGGGAAACACACCATTGCAGCCGCGCAGCCTCTCTTCGCGCAACTGACGGCCAACGGCGCATCACTCCAAGCCGCCACAGACACGCTGAACGATACGTTGAAGCGTAAGGCGGTGGGAGAGATGCTGGACAACCTGGCAGGGGCAACAGGACAAGGCAACGCCATCCTTGGAGACTTTCGGCAGGTTGCGGACAAGGCGCGTGCTGATTATTTGCGTCCTGTCCCGTGGTACATGCAGCCAGTCCATCGCGCTGGAGATGTTTTGGACATTGGAGCCGCTATCGCGCGGCACACCCCTTAGGAGTCAAATTCAACATGTAGGAGGATTGCGGTAGTATCCAGAGCAAAGATGAGGTCACCTTTCGGGGTGGCCTTTTCTTTTTGATAAATAGTCAAAAGTGAAGCAAAATCTGTACTACAATGTTGGGATGATCGATTTATCAACCCGTCTATTGCTGCTCAACCGTAGGAATCGGATTCGGCGTCCTGTCGAGAATCTGAACGCTTATCAAGAGGTCTACACCTCACTTTCCAGCCTCCAAGATGAAGCAGTGATGTGCCCGCGGTCGATGAAAGAGCCGATGCGGGAGGCTATGGAGCGCGTCCGGGATGATGTTGGCGACTTGGACGAGTTCGTGGCCATCGAACTGGAGTACCCATCCGTCAAGGAGATGCAGGGCTACTTCATGGGTCTTCAGGTCGATTCGATTGCCCTGGCCATCTGGCAAATCAGGAAGCAGAAGGCGCTTATCGACGCGGACCAGACCGGTGTTGGAAAGGGGAGGGTAGCGGCGGCCGTCTGTCGGTGGACGATCATTCACGGACTTCTGCCGATCTTCGTCACCTACTCGGACACGCTCTTTACCGACTTCCAGCGCGATCTTGATGACGTCGGCTATGGTTCGAGCGTCTGGCCTTTGCTCTTCAATGCCGGGGCGTCGATAACCGAGCAGGCAACAGGACGCAAGATATTCGGCAATAAGAGCAGCATGAAGGGAGTCCTGACCCGCATATCCGAGACTGGAGAACTGCCGCGCGCGCGGAACGCCGTCTACCTGACCTACTCGCAGATCAACACGATCAACATCCAGCAGTTGGCCCTTGCGAAGTTGGCGCCGAAAGCGGTATTCATCCTTGACGAGTCCCACAACGCCGGTGGCGACGAATCGAACACGGGAGCGTTCTTCCAAGAGGTTCTCCCCGCGGCGCACGGCGTGATGTTCCTGTCGGCAACTTGGGCGAAGCGGCCGGACAACATGACGCTGTACGCCACTAAGACAGACATCTCGATTGCCATTCCCGACAACCAGCGTGTCTCTGACGCCATCCGGGCAGGTGGTCCACCCCTACAGACCGTCGTGAGCCATCAACTCGCCCAGACCGGCCAACTCGTGCGCCGTGAGCGGTCCTTTGAGGGCATCAGCATCCTGAACTTCATTGATGATCGGAATCAGCTTTATCAAGAGCAGGTTTGCGATGATGTGACAGATGTCTTGCGGGCTATATTCAAAGCGGACATGGCCTACCACCAGGAGGACTTTGAGACTCTTCGCCTCGAGTACAAAAAGCGGCGCATCAAGATCTACCACCACAAGTTCAGCGCCATCGTCCACAACATCATGAAGCAGTTTCTCCTGGCCCTAAAGTCGGATGCCGCGGCAGATTGCGCCATCGAAGCGCTCGGACGGGGGGAAAAGCCGATTGTGGCCCTTGAGAGCACGATGGGAGCGTTCCTCGACAGCTACGTGAGCGCATCGAATCTGAGCGAGGGCGAAGTGCTTGATAAGCTCTCATGGTCCACCATCCTCAGACGCGCGCTCGACAGGACCCTCCACTACACCATCAAGACCTCAATGGGTAATGACCGCCAAGAGTTTGAGCGCCATCTGCTCTACGTCGAGACAGAAGCGAAATACCGGGAGGCTGAAAGGCTTCTGGACGCTCTTGCGGTAACGCTTCCGGTGTCGCCTATCGACTGGATCAGGACCCGCATCACGCAAGCTGGCTTTACCGTGGCAGAGATTACCGGTCGCTCCTACCGAATCAACTATGCGGGTCCCGTCC